AAAGTAAGGTTTATATATAGAGGGACTTTTAAACCTCGTTATATATAGATTTGATCTTTGACAACTGAATAGACCAAGACAAGACGTTAACCGTTAGTGTAGCAATTTACAACTTACGCCAAGATAAACCTGCTAAGGAAGATTGGTTTAAATGAATACCTGCGTTTGTAGAGGATATAAGGTTTGGAGCGATAAATAAGTCTGTATAAAAAGAGGGTGGCAGCTCTTGTGCGATGATACTAACGGGGATAATGATACTTCTACAGTTGAAGCCGGCTCATCTTGAAAAGGGGCGGAGGTGAAATTCCTATGTTGCAGCCAATGCACTTGTCAATGTCATAAAACTTAAAAATCTTAAAGATAAGGAGAAAATATTATGTGTGATGAACATGATATAAATATAGATGTGGAAACAAATAAAAAAGATAAACAGACAATAAATCAAATTGATGGTTGGAATATCGAAGTTAAATTTAATGAAAATGGATTTAGCTTAGAAAATTTAGTAGAGGAATACATCAAAGAAAAATTTTCTGTCTATTAGGGGCTGACAAAAAATATAAGGAGCGTTATAATATTTTTGTGGAAGCCTAGCCTTGGTTCGATTTATTGTATGTAAATTGAATTTAAGGAGGCTTTTTTGTGTTTAAAAATAGTGTAGATAAAGAAAATATTGCAGTTATGTATTTGAGACTTTCAAAAGAAGATGGAGAAAAAGTAGAAAGCAATTCTATATCCAATCAAAGAGAAATTATAAATTCATATGTAAAAAGAAATCAAATTACAATGGTCAAGGAGTATGTTGATGACGGATATTCAGGAGCGAATTTTGATAGACCGAATTTTAAAGAAATGATAAGTGACGCCTATGACAAGAAATTCGACACCATTATTGTAAAAGACCTATCAAGATTTGGAAGAGATTATATAGAAGCGGGGAAATATATACAAAGGATATTTCCTGAAAATGGGATAAGATTTATATCTGTAAATGACAATTATGATAGTAAAAGTGCGGATATGAATGACACGCATCTAATACTGCCTATAAAAAACTTTATTAATGACAGTTATTGCCGAGATATTTCTAATAAGGTAAAGAGTTCTCAGAAGATAAAAAGAGAAAAAGGAGACTATATAAGTGCATTTGCTCCTTATGGATATAAAAAATCTGAGGAAAATAAAAATAAGTTGGTGATTGATGAACAGGCTGCTCCTAACATTAAAAATATATTTGATATGAAGCTCTTGGGATATTCTTCAAAGGCAATCGCAGATGAATTAAATCGCTTAGGTGTTTTAACTCCAAGAAAATATAAAGAAAGTCAAGGCTTTAAATGTAATGGATTTCAAAATATAAAAGGTGGAAATTGGTCAGCAAAAGCAGTAAACAGAATTATAGAAAATGAAGTATATATTGGAAACACCTTGCAGGGAAAGAGTATCACCTTAAACTATAAAAATAAAAAGCAAATTGGAAAAGATAAAGAAGAATGGATAAGGGTAGAAGATACCCATGAATCAATCGTAAGTAATGAAATTTTTGCTATTGCAAATACCATGTTAAAAAGAGATTTAAATAATTCTCGTGGTAAGGATAAAATTGATATTTTTACCGGGATGTTATTTTGTAAAGAATGTGGAAGTTCTTTGATTAGAAGAACTGTAAAATATAAAGGAAGAGAAGACGTTTTCTATATATGCTCAAAGTATAACAAGGAAAAGTCTTGCTCAAGACACAGCATAAAGGAAGAAACGCTGATAAAAGCGGTGTCTAAAATAATAAAATCATATATCGAATTCAATGAAAAGCTATATTTCAAAGTTCAGCTTATAGATATAAATAGAAATCTAAAAGACAGTCAAATTCCTATATTAAAACGAGAAAAATCTATGACGGAAGAATTGTTATCTTCACTTTATATTGATTTAAAAGAAAATGTGATTAGTAAAGAAGAATATCAGCTTTTTAGAAAAAATTACACGGAGAAATTGATTAAGTTAGATGAAAGTATTCAATATAGGTTAAAAAGACAGGAAAATACTAAGTATAAGATAGATGAAAATAAGAGTTGGATCATGGACATTAACAGATATAAAAATCTATCTGAAATAGACAGATTATCTGTTGTTATGCTCATTGATAAAATTTTTATTTCTGAAGATAAGACCATAGATGTTAGATTTAATCATACTGAAGAGTTGTCTTTATTGGAGGAAATGACAAAAGCAGATAAGATTAGATTTAATAATGTTATAGCAGAGAAAAGTATAGTTACAAACGGAAATCCAAAAGCTATACCTGCTGTTATGAATAAAAGTCTTGTTAGTGCTGAAAGTGAGGTATGTTATGGCTAGAACAAAAAATAGGCACATATCACAATCAGAAACAGGTACAGAAGATGTAAAAGCTATTGAAAAGACATATATTGCCGGTATTTATACAAGACTATCACAGGAAAGAAAGGAAGCTTACAGAGATAAAAGCAATTCTCTTGAAATGCAGGAAGAACTTTGTGTAAAAGAAGCAACTGAAAAAGATATTATGATTTTTAGAGTGTATAAGGATTATGAGTATTCTGGAACAAATTTTAAAAGACCGGCTTTTCTTGAAATGATGGAAGACATAAGGGTAGGTAGGATAAATTGTATCATAGTAAAGGATATGTCTAGGTTTGGAAGGGAATATTTAGAAATTGCAAACTATATAGAAAAAGTATTTCCATTTTTAGGTGCTCGATTTATTTCTGTAAATGATAACCTTGATACCAAGGACGGTATAAAATCAGATAAGAGTTATGAAATAGCGATAAAAAATATCTTCAATGACTTGTATGCTAAAGATATTTCAAAGAAAGTAAAAGCCTCAAAGGAAATAAAGATGAAACAAGGAGCCTTTATAGGAGCCACTGCTCCATATGGTTACAAGGTAGATAAAATTGATGAAAAAAGAGTTTTGGTCGTTGATGAAAAGGCAGCAGAAGTAGTAAGACTGATTTTTCATTTAGCAGGTCAGAGGAAATCAAATATACAAATAGCAAGGGAATTGACAAGAATATATACGACACCAGCTGAATACAAAAGAACAGGTGAGCTTTATAAAAATAAATACGATATAAAACAGTGGGATATTTCTTATATATCAAAAGTTCTTTCTGATGAAGTGTATATCGGCAATTTAACTCAAAGAGTGTATTCAAACAGACATGATCTGAGTAGAAAAAGTAAGTTTCGTGATAAAGATGAATGGATTGTAAAAGAAAATATCCATGAGGCACTTGTTGAAAAAGATTTATTTGAAAAAGTAAGAAGAATCAAAGAAAAAAATCAAGGTTCACTACCGTATCATTCACTAAAAAATACTATAAAAGATGGTAAAGAAAATGTAGGTTTAAAAATCCAAAGAGATCAAAATAAAGAAGGAAAGTATGATGGTCTTATAGTTTGTGGTGTATGTGGTAGAAATTTAAAAAAACAATATGGTGCAAGGGGACTTAAAGTTAATGATGAATTTTGTTATTGCTATTATTGTAAGGGTGGCGATAGATTAAAATTAGAAAAATCTCACGTTAGAATTTATGAAACGGATCTGGACAAAATTTTAGTTAATACATTAAAAAGATTGTTTTCAAGTTTTTATCAAGATTGGGATGAAATCCATCTTAAAAACTATTTGGAAAATGTAAGTGCCAAAAAGCTAAAGAAAATATCTATTAAAATAGATACTGATAGAAAGAAGATTGATGCTCTTAAAGTTAGGTTACAGAAAGAATATGAAGGTTATGTTAGAGGAAATATTCTTTTAAGCGAATTTAAAACAGAAGGCAATAGGATAGATAGACAGATAAAAACGATAAAAAATGAATTGAAGGTTTTAGATGATAAAAAAAGGATGATAATAACAAGAAAAAAAGAACTCGAAAAATTTATAGAAGTTCTGTTTTGCTATTTAGATTATGATGAGAGCATAGGAGTTGATAAAGAATTTGTCGATATCTTAATTAGCCATGTAGAAGTCTCAAAATATAAGCAAGTAACCATATACTTTAAGTTTAACCTTGAGAAAAATATGGAGAAGCAACTGGAGGTAGAGTATGAATAGAATAGCCACTTATTTAAGACTTTCAGAAGAAGATTATGACAAAGCGGATGAAAGTGTAAGTATAATAAACCAGAGAGACTATATAAGAAATTACATTGAAAATGAGAACTCTCTGAAGGGTTGTGAGATAGAAGAATATATAGATGATGGATATTCTGCTACAAATACTAATAGACCTTCTTTTTTAAGACTTATTGATGATATAAAAGCCGGAAGAATAAATACGATAATCGTAAAGGATATGTCGAGGTTTTCAAGAGATTATATTCTACTTGGAGATTATTTGAGTAATATATTTCCATTTTTAAAAATACGATTTATTGCTATCAATGACAATTATGATTCTATAAATGAAGATGGAAATGGAATAGATACAGACACACAGTTTAAAACTTTGTATTATGATTTATTCAGTAAGGAATTATCCGAAAAGGTAAGAAACTCTGTTAAACAGATTAAATCACAGGGAAAGAATACGAATTGGGCAGCACCTTTTGGATATATCAAAGATCCACAGGACAAATACCATATCATTATTGATGAAAAGACAGCATTTATAGTTAAAGAAGTCTTTGATTTAATGTTAGAGGGATATTCTTGTATTCAAATAGCCAATATATTTAATGAAAAAGGATATATCACACGTTCTGAAAGAAAAGAGGAACTTAAAGTTTCAGATTATACAAAAAATTTGATTACGGGAAGTAAAGTAAAGAAAAGAGCTTGGACGAGTGTTTGCATATCACAGATTACAAGAAATGAACTATATACAGGAGATTATGTATATAACAAGTATAAAGAAACAAGAATCGGTGGGCGAAAAAAGATATTACTTCCTGAAGAAGAGTGGAAAGTAATCCATAATACTCATGAAGCGATTATCTCAAGAGAGATTTTTGATGAGGTTAAGAAAATAAAAGAAAAAAGGAAATTTTATGTTTATACAGGAAAGAAAAATCGCTCTATTTTTTCTGACAAGATTTTTTGTAAAGAATGTGGTAGGCATATGGGTTTTAGGAGCGACAGTAGACAAAAGAAGAATACAGATAAAGTGTACAAGTATAGAAATTACTATTGTTATTTCTGTAAAACCAGTAGAACACCAAATAATGTAAAAGAAAGAAAAATAATAGAGTTTATTAAACCTAAATTGGAGAGATTTAAAATTAAAAATGGTGTTAATGAAGAAAGGATGATACATCCTGAAAATAGTAGGGAAGATTTATTAAAAGAAATAGACTTATTAAACAGTAATCTGCAAATTATTTATGAGAACTACAAAAAACATATTCTTTCAAAAGAAAGGTATCTACAGGAAAAAGCTCTTATTCAAAATAAAAAGGAACAACAGGAAAATAAGCTGGAAGAAGTGAAATCAGATAAGAGCTATTCACATAAAGAGTTTAATGCCAATTCCTTAGATGAAGATAGTCTATTGAAAGCCTATGTAGACTCTTGTATTGATAGAATAATTGTATCAGGAAGCGGAAAAATAGAGATTATAGAGAAATAGGGAATTTTACAAAATTATATAGCAATTACTTGACATTGTAGGG